GTGGGTCTTGAGGGCCCAGCAGAAGAACTCCTTGCCGGGGGTGGTGTCCTGGGCGATCAGCAGGATCGCGCCGATGGAGGTAGCCCCGGTGAGGGTGCTGTCGACGTAGGCCAGACCGGTGGTGTAGCCGGTGGAGTTGTTGTAGGAGCCGTAGCCGCCGTTGCTGGTGCTGCTGGTGAAGGTGCTCGCCAGCGCGCTCCCGAAGACCGCACTGCTGCTGGATTGGGTGTCGCCTTGTGCGGTGGTGCTCTCGGTGAGGAACCAGAGGTGGGCAGGTTCCACGGGATGGCCCAGCTGCCAGGTGTAGCCCCAGCGATTGGCGGAGGCATCGGCGTGGGAGCGGATCACCGAGAGGGGCGTGGTGGCGTTGCCGGGCAGGGCGTTGACCAGGGCGGCAAAGGCGCGAAAGGCCCCGTCGAGCTGCATGCCGACCCCTGCCGGGTCTTTGCTGGTCCACTTCCAGCTGCCGGGGGCAAAGGACTGGCAGAACACCTGATAGGTCATGGCGTCGGCGCAGTGGTTGGGGTGGCGTCCTTGGTGCGCAGCAGCAGGCCGTGGCCGCCGATCGCAAACCACTCGCTGCCATCGGGCGCCTTGAAGTAGCTCATCGCCGCACTGCTGAGACTCACCACCGCGAAATCAGGCGGAAGAAGCAGGGGTTCCCAGAACTGGGCCGGTTCGTTGGCGACCTCGTAGTAGCTCCAGTCGGTGGTGGCGATCACCAGCTCGGCGGGCCGGCTGATCCGCACCACCGTGAGCAGCCCATCGCGCAGCAGGCCGCGGGAGCCGGAAGGCTGACCGGAGCGCACGTTCCAGCTCACCGCCCGCAGCGCATCGGAGGTGGTGGAGGGGGGCGAGGCGGCCAGGATCCAGTTTCCGGAGACCTGATCGCGGGCGATCAGCAGCGGCATCGCCTGGCGGTTGGTGAATCGGTGCTGGCTGTAGGCAAAGACGAAGTATTCAGCCCCTGGCGCCAGCGACCAGCCCACTTGCGCGTTGAAGGGCAGCGGTGTGGTGCTCCAGGTGCCGCTGCTGGTGCCCACATCCCCCGCCGGAAGCACCCAGCCCTGTTGGGTGTCGCCTCCCAGGAAGGGCTCGCTGTTGCCGATGCCCGGACGAATCACCAAGGCGGTGCCGGTGAGGAACACCTCGAGGATCAGCACCGCCGGATTACCGCCGGGTGTGAGCTGCGAGAGGGTCGCCTCGATGCGCCAGCCGCAAGGATCGCTGGCGGTGGCCTCGGGGTTGGGCGCAGTGACGATGCGCAGCTGGTGCTGGTTCACCTGCGCGTTGGCCGCGGCGATCCAGTTCTGCAGGTAGCCGTTCACCTCCACCGCCACTGAGGGCCAGGTGGTGTCGGTGCCGACGCGGCTGATGTCGATCAGGGTGCGGCTCATCGGCGCTCAGGGGGCCAGCACCACGGCGGTCACGCTCACGGCAATGGCGGCCTGGGTGGTGCCCGTGTTGCGCACCAGCGCCCGCAGCGGCGGCTGTGGTGTGGCTGTCGTGGTCTCGCTTGTGAAGTAGGTGCCGCCCGGTGGCGCGGAGACTGTGAGGGCGGCTGTGGTGGTTGCCAGATCGAGCAGCACCCCGCTCCCCGGAGCCGGGTCCTGAGTGATGGGGCGGCTGCCATCGGCCTCACGGGCGGCAGCGGAGCTGTAGAAGCTCACCCAGCCGGGCGCATCGGTGCTGACCACCATGAAATGGCCCAGTCGCCCCAGGCCGGCAAGATCCAGCAAGGCACTGGCCCCCGGCAGCAGGGGCGTGGTGACGGCACTCACGCTCACCCGCTGACCGGGGACCTGGGTGCGCGGCAGCCAGTTGGCCATGACCGTGCCCTCTGGTGGTTACGGCAGCACCTGGATGCGGCGGATCGCCCGCACCTGGGTGGCCGAGGCGATCGTCTTGCTCTGGGCAAACTGATCGCCCAGATACGTCATCCGCTGGTAGGCGGTGCCGTTGGCCACCTGGGTCGAGGTCCAGTGGAAGAAGGGATCGTCGCCGTAGTTCTCATCGAAGTGCTTGAGCGTCTCGGTGCCATTGGCGCGGAAGGCGAGCACCGAGGTGAGGGCCGGATTGCTGTCGCTGTAGTTGCCGCCTGCCGGCACCGCATAGGGGTTGGCGCCATAGCCCGCCCCCGAATAGGTGCCAGCGATCGTCGCCTCCGGCTTGAAGGAGCGATACAGCACGTCCCACTCCTGGGTGGCGGGCAGATACCAGTCGTCGTAGCCGCCGATGTTGAGCGTGCGGCAGAACTGCGCCGCCGGATGGCTGGCGTTGTTCATCGCCTCGCTGTTCGCCCAGCCGTCGAAGACGCTCGTCGTACCGCTGCTGGCGGTGTTGGCGGTCTTCCAGGCCAGATTGAGGGCCGAGCCGAGCGCCTTGGGCGAAATGATCAGCGCATGGGTCGCCACGCCATTGGCGGTGTGGCTGATCAGGCCGGCGTAGTAGCCGCCCTGGAAGGAGGTGCCGATGGCCGGCAGGTCAGCCACCCGGATCGGACCGAGCTGGTAGACGGTGCCGGTGAGCAGGTCGAGGTAGAGGTCGCCATCAACGGCACCCGGGATGTTCAGAGGCGGAGCACCGCTGCCGGTGAACCAGCCGGTGCCGCGGGGGCCGATCGCGCCATCGATGCCTGCAGGTCCCTGGATGCCCTGAGGCCCTTGCGGTCCAGCCGGGCCCTGCGGTCCGGCGGCACCAGCTGGGCCGGCCACACCCGCGGGGCCTTGCGGACCCTGGATCGAGCCACCATTCACCCAGCTGTTGGTGCCGCTGTCCCATACCCGCAGGGAGTCATCGGCCTGCACCAGATAGGCATCGCCCTGGGCAGCGCCTGTGGGCAAGGCAGCGAGGGTGGCGACCTGGCCCTTGAAGTTGATGCCAATGCCGGCAGGGCCCTGCACACCCTGGGGACCGGTCGGGCCCGCCGGGCCAGATGGTCCGGCAGGGCCTTGCGTCCCCTGCAATCCGGCGGGCCCCTGGGGTCCCTGGGGACCTGCCGGGCCCTGGACGCCCTGCAAACCGGGCGAGCCCTGCGGGCCGGCGGGGCCCTCAGGACCGCGGATCGAACCGGTGGAATTCCAGGAACCCATGGCAGAAGGGGCTTGCGCCCCCTGTTGTGGTGTCATCTCCTGTTGCCATGGCGCCGCTCCCTACGGCCCCCAGCCCATCGGGTACCTCCGCCGCTCTTCCCAAGCCCCACTTCCTCTCCCCCTCGGGGACTCAGATCACCATTTGCCGCAGGCTCACCGCCGAGGTATTGAGCAGCATGTAGATGTAAACAATCTCGCTATTCCCCTCGCGGAAAGACACATCAAAGGCCGTGTCGCCCACCACCGCAGCCCCTTGCGGGTAGAGCATGGTGGTCCAGCCATCCATGGCGGACTGGGCGAAGTCGTAGCGGAACCAGCGGCTGGTGGCGTCCTTCTGCAGATAGAGGAAATCGCCGTTGTAGGCCAGCTTGGTACCCGCCGCGAAGGTCTCCGTCGCCGGGGCATAGGGCAGGGCGCTCTCCCAGATGTTGGCGGCGATGTCATACCGATCGAGCACCGCGGAGCCGCCACCACGGAAGGAATAGATGTAACGGCCATTGCGGATCGCGGCCTCATTGCTCCAATCGCTGGCGCTCACCGAGTGGATCCAGTGGCCCGAAAGTCCCGTCCCGGGTGCGGCGGCGCGGGCGGTTGTGGGCGTAAGGGTCGACCAGCTGTTGGCGCTGATGCTGTAGCGGTACAGCGTGACGGCGTTGTTGCCGATGAAATAGATCGCATCGTCATTGCCCTCCAGGCTGTACTGGCTGGTGGCATCGGGAGCCGTGCTCCAGGCGCTGCTCAGCGTGAGGGTGGTGGCGGTGTTGCTGGCCACGGTGCGGATCTGCCCCGCACCGGTGCCAGCTGTGATCCGCAGCTGGCTGTTGGCCCACTGATTGGTGGTCCAGCTCTTAGCCGTGTTGGTGAGGGTGGTGCTGCTGCCAGCGGTGGCTGTGCCTGTGGCAAAGGAGCGGAAGCCGGTGTCGATCCAGGCGGGGGTGGCGATCAGGCGTCCATCGGTGCCGATCGTGGCTGGCAGGCCGGTGTGGGCGAGGGTGACCCAGCTGTTGGTCGCGAAGTCGTAGCGCTTGAAGGAGCCCGCAGCGAGGGTGCCGGCACCCAGCACGTAGAAGGTGGGGGTGAGCAGGCGGTACTGGGTGGTGGCATCAAAGGCCGTCGCCTCCGCCTCGGTGAAGGTGAGCACAGAATTGGCGCCGAGCGTGTTGGCGGCGATGGTCTTGAGCCGACCGGCGTTGGTGCCGCCCACGATCAGCACGCTGTAGCCGCGCAGGTCCCGCTGCAGGTTCTGATTGGTCGTAAGGCTGGTGGTGCTGCCGCCGCTGGCGGTGAGGCTGGCGGCAGCGGCGGTGGCGCCGGTGGAGAAGGAGGCAGCCGTCCCGCACGCCCCCGCCCCGAAGGTCCCCGCCAGGGCAGGGGAGGGCACCTGCACCCAGCCGTCTTCTGCTGGGTTGTAGAGGTAGGCGGCGGTGTTGGACTGCACCAGCAGCTGCTGCTGGCGGTAGTGCCGGCTGGAGACGATGAAGTGGCCGGCGGCGGTGGCGGCTGGCGCTGGGGTGCAGAACTCCCAGCGCTTGAGATCGAGGATCTTGCGGTTGCCGTTGCTGATGGGCATCTCAAGTCACCTCAGCTCACGGTGATGTTGCGCCGAAGGGAATCGGCGGAGAGGTGCATCAGGGCGGGGATCTGATCGTTGGCGCCGTAGCCGCCCACCTGGCTCTGGTTGGTGAGGGTGGAGCAGGTGGTCAGGGTCGTCAGGGTGGTGACGTTCCAGGTACCGGATTGGGTGGCGGCCACAGTCGCTGGGGC